GTAGCCATTATTCCTTGTCTAAAAAATTCACTTCAAAAAACTGTATCATGTTCAAAACTCACGAGAATAATATACCTCAGATACACGCTGTAATCGATGCATATGGCGAATGTTATTTCCACGGTTGTGGTAATCTATACGATAGTAAGGAAGACAGTGATTTCCGCAAAGACTTCACCAACCCCGGCCATAACAACACTACACCGGCATCAGCATATCGCGTGCATTTCAGGAGTAAAAGCGAAGTGCCAAAAACGGTTGAAGACCTGAACGCATTACTGCAAAACAGCTTCGCGAAAGAACAGGTAGAAGCCAGCAAACCGAAATCAGTTGCCGCTATTAAAACGATTTCAGTTGAACCCGCAAAGAGTGCACCTGTAAAAACTCAGGCTGAACTCGATGAGGAAGAATTGCAACGCTTGCTCAAAGAAGAAGCAAATAAAGCTAAAAGCTAATGCAACACCCTATTAACATATCAGTAATCAATAACGCCGCCGGCATTCCCCCATCCACTGACGGCGTTATGGGTTTGTTCTGTAAGGCAATAGCAGTAAGCAATACGTTTGCGCTGAATACTGCTTACTTACTTACCAGCCTCGACGATCTCACACCCCTGGGGATTAATGCTGCATACGATTCAACGAATAATGTAGCGGTATACCAGCAGGTGAGTGAATTTTACGGACAAGCTGGTGATGGGGCTTTATTGTGGTTGTTTGGTGTATCAACAGGTACGGCCTTTGCAACTTTTGTTGCGGGTTCAACCTTCGCAAATCTTATCAGATTTACCGCGCAGAATGATCCGACACAACGGGTTAAGATGATCGGACTGTGTTACGATGTTCCTGTAGCTACGCAATCATCCACCGATTTCCCGCAGGATGTTTTGGACACCATAACTGATCTTGAAACTGCCCGCATATCTCTGTTTAATCAGGGATATCAGTTCAGTGCGATCGTGGACGGATATAATATGAGTAGCACAGTTACTCCGGCAAGTATCGGGACTATGTCAACGAAAGCTGCGCCCGGTGTCTCTCTGTGTATTACCGGGACAAAACCCAATGGCGTATCTGCCGTAGGGTTGGCATTGGGCCGGTTCGCTCGTATCAGTATCGGTCATGGATTTGGCGCCGTTGAAGATGGCCCGGTAAATACTACCGCAGCATATCTCACCAACAGCGTTATAATTCAAACTACGGGCACGTTAAACGTTGGTGATACTTATACTGTACAGGGTGGCGCTATCACTTATAATAGCGCTACATATAACGTAGGGCAATCTTTTGTTGCTGTTTCTGGTCATACATCATTCACATCTTCCGCTGGCGGTTATGTAGTAGACAACTACACACCTGTTGCAGGACTTACACCGGCTTATGTTACTTCACTGGGCAGTAAACAATTCATGTTCCTTCGCACCTGGTTCAATCATTCCGGGTTCTACTGGAATGACGGTGCCACATGCGAAGACCCCACGAAGCAATTAAGCACGCAGGAATATAACCGCGTGGCGAATGCTCTCAGCGCCGATGCTCTTACTTTTTTCATCGGTGAAATGGGTAAAAACCTTCCGGTTGATGTAAAGACCGGGGCAGTTGATAAAGGTTATCTGAACGCCAAACAGGCGCAGTTCTACGATACCTATATCGGGCCACTCAGTGTAAACAGTGGTTCAGGTGATCTCAGCGATGGAAGTATCACGCTGACCGGACCGAATTTCAATGCCACCAAGACAATAAATTTTGTAATCAATATTGTGCCTACGCCAATCCTCGGTGCGGTGAATGGTACAATACAATTCAGCGCAACTTTATAACATGGCGAACCTTAATGATCTTGTATTAACCGCTGCCGATTACAAGGTATTAATAATTATACCAGGTGCCGGCTCTTACCCGTTGCTTACTGTTGAAACAGTAAGTTATAATAACGCAAGGGAGGAAGAAACGGTGTATGCTGTAGGCGTAGAAGAACCGATAGCAGCGAAACGTAATGCGGCTAAATACAGTGGCAAACTTTCATTGCAAAATGGCGAATTGTCTGCTATACTTCAAATAGCTGGTTTGGTAGAAGCTACGCAGATCGCCGGTGCTACTTTGGCTATTACAGCCGTAACCGGTGGTTTTCAACGTACACATTCCGGCCTGAATATAAATTCTGAATCTCTCGATATTAAAGCCAAAGACAAACAGTCTATTGTTTCTCTTGACTGGACAGCGCTCACTGTTAAATAATAAAACCAACGATGGCAACATTTCAGAAAGACATTACTTTTTTAAGTAAAACTCCCGATTCTTTTAATCAGGAAACAGGTAAATGGGAACCAAAAGAAATAATAAAAACTGCCACATTCAAAGAACTTGATCCAAACGATAAGGAACAGCATAAACTTCACTTTAAAATAGTTTCCATATTTGAAAATTTCGGTGAAAAAGAAATAGGCGACGACGGTAACCCGAAAGTTACTATTAATAGCGATGGTATATACGATCTTACCGTGAAAGCTATTAAAACGTTGCTCTTACCGGATGAAAATTTTACAGTTCAAGATAAGTCCGAGTTTTTGAACGATAGCGGAGCCTTATTTGATTTTGCTTTCTGGCTTTTACCCGAAAAGATCACCCCCTTTTTTTCGAAGTTCAAAAGGAACTAAGTTATACTAACGATAGCCCGGAAAGGGCAGTTGAAAAATTAATTGCCCGGAATCCGGTTTTTTATAAGAAAGCCATGTTCCGGGCTTTTTTGGGTTTAAGTGAGAAGGAAACAAAAAATATGTCAATACGAGAGTTTATTGATTATGATATTGTTCTCGGGGATGTATTGAAATTGTGGCATGCGCCCTATTTAAATAAAGAATAAAATTATTATATGGCAGTATATGGTTTCACAGTCCAAGCAGATGGTAATGTAGAGGAAGTAATGAAAAAAATGGAAACTGCCATGCATAGCATGGGCGCTACTGCAAAAATAGAAGTAGAAAAAGCAGAAAGCGCATTTGCCGGCTTTAATGAACGTATTGGCGAAACATTTAAGGAACTAAAAGGTTTAATCCTGGGCGGTCTTGGCATAGCCGCTGCTTTTGCAGGATTTGAATTTATAGAACAAAGTAAAGAAGCATTCGATGCCCTTGAAGAATCTGTGGAAAAGGTTAATGCAGCTTTAGAATCAACTCGCGGCATAGGTGGACGAACCTTTGAAGAATTAAATGCAGGCGCAAAGGATTTAAGCAGTAAAACTCTTTTCAGCCGTGCACAGATAATGGATGGTCAATCAATGCTATTGACATTTACTAACATTCGCAAAGAGGTGTACGATAAAACGATGCCAGCAATTACTGATTTTGCTACCAGATTTAAAATGGATTTGCCATCGGCGGCTAATTTAGTCGGAAAAGCCTTAAACGATCCATTAACCGGTATGACAAAGTTACAACGCCAGGGTGTTGTATTCACTGAAGCTCAAAAGGAACAAATTAAAACTTTGGTCGCAACTGGACAAGTAGCAAAAGCGCAAGGTGTAATTTTAAATGAGTTGAAAACAGAGTTTGGCGGGCTTGCGGAAGCTATGACGAAGACAGATGAAGGAAAGATTGCAATGGCTAAAAAGCAATGGGGAAATATAAAATTAGCGATAGGGGAAATAGTAAGTAAGTTGGAAGTGGCAATGATTCCTTTATTAAATATGGTTATTAAACTTGCTAAAGGAATTGGCTCGATATTTACAAGCACATCTACTACTGCGACTGTTCTCAGAACTATTTTATTGGCTGTAGCTGGCGCATTGGCCATCTACTATTCTTATCAGTTGCTTGTAGCAGCAGGTACCGCAATTGTTACTGCTGCGCAATGGGCGTGGAATGCTGCAATGGCTGCCAATCCATTAACCTGGATTATTCTCGGTATCGTTGCATTGATTGCGGTGGTTATGTATTGTTGGGACAAATTTAAGGGCTTCCGTGAGATTGTAGGAGGCGTTTTCGGATTTTTCAAACAGGAAGTAATGACCACAGTTCATGTATTCCAAAACTTTGCAAAGATAGTAGTTGATATTTTCCACGGACAGTTTAAGCAGGCATTTGAAGATGGTAAGAAAATGATAACTGACTTTAAAAATGATGTTACAAAAGGAATGGTAGATGCTGTTCAAAAAGGCGCGGAAGCTGCAGGTAAAAGCGACTTCAAATTTGGGAATCTTTTAAAATTTAATACAGGTCAGGAAGGGCCGGGAAAAGGTTTCGGTGAAGGAAAGGCATTGGGCGCTACCACTCAAAGCGCCATAAACACCAGCGCCCTGGCTGGTGCCAAAGGTGGCCTCGGTGAAGCCAAAGTGATAAATATTCATATTGACACCATGCAAAAAGTTGTTACAACAGATAACAAACAGTTACGTGCCCGTGGGCAAGATGCTGTTGAAGCGATGCTCAGGACACTAAACAATATTGCATACAGCCAAAGTTCTACCCAATAATGGGGATAATATTTTTCATAAAAGACGCTGTTACTGATGCCGCGCAGGATGCGGCCAGCCAGGCAAAAGACCAGGTAACCAATGCTATCAAAGATACAATAGGTATCAATGATGGCTCGGTGCAGTACGCCGGTAAAACTCTGCCGCGTGATGCCAAGAAACCGGTACAAACAACCGGTGATACTGATCCTTCGCCTGAGCAGGTTAACTATAACGGCAAGGAACTGCCACGCGATAAGGTGACCTTTATTCCACAGGCCAAAGATCTGACCAATAACCCGAGTCTTGTGGTAATTGGAGGAATAACCTTACCCCCGGATACGGCCATATATCTGAGCGGAAAGAAAGTTCTCGCAACAAGTAAAATCCTCGATGGCGTCTCTGTAGTAGAAAGAATACTAAGAGAACCGTACGAAATCGAATTTGAATGCGTGGTAAGAGCGCAGCAGGCGGGCGATTATATTTTTCCGCAGGACGCGCTGGATAATATATGGTCGAATGTGTGGTTACCCGATACAGTACAGAAAATCCAAAATACCTATCTCAATAAATTGGGAGTGCAGGAAATAATTATTGAATCGGTGTCACCCACCACAGTACGCGGATCAAAGAATATCCCCCTGCGAATCCGTGCCTATGAAAACGTTCCGGGACAAACTTTACTCGTTACCTGATGTATTTTAACGCTCAAATATCAGTCATCATAGCCGATAAGGAACTGAAAACCGTAGTATCGGTCAGTTCCAAAAATGATAGTTGCCATATTGGGGCTGAGTGTTCAGTTGTTGTTCCGATAAACTGCCGCATTCAATATACCAATGGGAAGCATGATTACCTGACCGATTACCCAAAGAACTTATTCAGCACCGGCGATCCTATAACGATCAAGGCTCGGTATGTAGGTTACGACTGGGTACAGGTGTTTACTGGGTTTGTGGTTGATTTTATCGAGGGCACGCCACTTGAAATCAGATGCGCGGATTATGTTTATTGGCTGAATCAGGGAATATTCGGAAGTCAGAGGGTATTGATAAAGAAAAATAAGAAATCAAAGAAGTCTGTTGCCAGCGTGGGTACTTCGTATCAAAGTATCACACTAAAGAACCTGCTGCAGAATCTCATTGATTTTACGAACGACACCATAGACCACAAGGCAGATAATGCAGATCACCTGCAACTTATAAATGATGTGCCAGAGTTCACACTCGTAAACGTCACGTTCGCCATGATGTCGCCGGCGGCAATCCTTGACTGGCTAAAGAAGAACCTGGGATTTAACATATCTCTGTCCGGTAGCCAGTTATACTGCAATGTGGCATCCAATACGCTGAACGTCGTAAAATATCGTACCGATCGAAATGTGATAGGCTGTGATCTTCAAAAGCCGCATGCTTTGTTTCAGTCCTTCAAACTCAAAGCATGGTTTCTCAGGCAGGATGGTACGCGGGATAGTGTTGAGGTGGGCGATCCGAATGGAGTTATGCGGGATTATTTCTTTATGAATATCCCACGCAATGAAACCATTTATTTAAAACTGGCCAACGAGGCATTATTGAAGGTCAAGCAGGAAAAATACAATGGTTCGATAGATACGCTTTTATACCCCGATTGCCAGCTTTTTGATAAAGCAAATTATGTGGATATAAGATATCCGGATAGATCAGCCAATTATGTTATTACCGGAGTGGATTTTGAAATCGGTGAAAATGGGTATCACAGAAAATTAAAATTGTCATTCTTATCTGAAATACAATGAGTGGTTACGAAAAGGAAGCGGATTTAAGCAATTCAATGGTGCTGGCTATACAGGCAGTCACCAGGGCGCATATTATTGTCGATGGTGTTATAGATGCGGTTGACGAAACCACCTTTACCGCAACTGTCAAAATTGGGGATACTACCAATTCAGCTACTTATTTTAATGTACCCCTTCGCGTATTGATTTCTCAGCAGGCGTCGGTAGTGGAAATTCCAGCCGTGGGAACAAAGTGTATATTATCGTTTAGGGATGGCAATATCGGGCGTCCGCAAATTTTGGCATGCCATCAAGCGCTAAAGATTTTAGTAAATTGCGACAACATCATTTTCAATAACGGGACGCTGGGAGGAATGGTTAAAGTGGAAGATTTGGTTACTCGGTTGAATAACCTTGAAAATGATATCAATTCTTTAAAAAATGTTTTTTCAGGTTGGACGCCAGTACCGAACGATGGCGGCGCGGCATTAAAAAGTGCAGCCAGTACATGGTTCAGCCAGCAATTAACGCCAACGCAAAAAACAGACATTGAAAATACCAAGATACTGCAATAATGTACGATATCAGTTTCGACATAGAATCCCGTGAAATCGTAATGAAGAACAATGATTTCGCTACAACCGACAATCCTTCCGTGCAGAATGGAGGTATTATGCTCTACTCGAGATGCGCTAACCTACAGTTTCCGATGGCTGGTATTGGTGTTGAGGATATGATCGGCGCGGGCCTCACAAAAGCTACTTACGAGTTAAACCGGTGGCAAGCTATGGCAAAGAACGATGGCGCCACAGTAGCAAAATGGAAGGCCGAACAATTACCTGGAGGAATTATCGCTATAGAGCCGGAGGTATCCTATGAATAATTATATCGTGAAACAGGGAGAAAGCATCACTGACGTAGTGATCAATTCAACTGGTTCTTTATCAAATTGGGATACGGTTTTAGAAGCGAATAGTTTTACTGATTGGGTGCCCGACCTGGCTGCAGGGCAATCGGTAATAATCCCCGATACAGTAAATATAGACGCAAATACGAAACGACAATTAGCAACTTATCCGGCATGTAACGCATCGGTAAACGATGTTCTAAATAAAATAGGCGCAGTTTTCAGCACAATGGAAAATAACTGGATACTGGCTACGACATTCT